TCTATGAAAATGCCAATAAACCAATACAAGTCCACATTGAAAAATTTATCGATGCTGATAGAATTGATACATTAGGTCATTTTGAGTATTTTGAATTGAAGCATAGGGATATGAGATTCAAAAATATTGGAGAACATATAAGAGAGTTCGATAAAAACATTCTTAAATTCTCAGATCTAATGTCTGAAATATGGAAAAATAAGGAATCTTGTTTTTTAGATGTTGAAAGGGTTTATAATGAGTGGATGGAAGTTAAAATATTTTTATTAAACTCTAAAATACTAGAACATCTAATGACAGAATCTTTACTCAAAAATAGTCAAGATGATATAAAGAAATTAGATGATGGTTTTAAACAAGCAGATGGTAATGTTAAAATGAAGTTGATCAAAACCTTTGTTGAAAAATTAGGTTGTTTAGAAAGATCTACTTACTACTTGGGTAAAAAAGGAAGTGACTTTTATCAAGTGCCTTCTAGGAAATTCTTCAGAGAGTTCTATGATGATTTAACTATAAAATTTGATTACCATGTTAAATTAATAGTTAATCAAGAAGATGAGGAGAAAAATGACTTTACTATAAAGTTGAGATTAGAATTGGATAACCAACCACTTGTTAATTGTGATATAGATGTTAAGTTTAGTGGTGGTGAAATGTCTGGTAAGTTATCTGCTAAATACAAGTTTGAGCCTGTTGATAATTTTAACTTATTGATTTCCGATAAAATGAAAGGTTCATCAAATGAACAAGATTAAAAAGTTCTTTGAAATGTTCGAAGATAAGTATGATTATGATAAAATCATAAGAATGCTTAAAAAAACTCATGGGTGGGGATTCGGTGTTATACAGAGTATAGATGGATTTGAATCTAACGAAGAATACTTTAAAGAACCAATAGATGAGAATGATTATGTTGAACAATTCCATATTTATTTAACTGATTTGAGATATGGAAGATTGAGGGGTGAATTTAATAATGACAGAAATTTAAGAGTAGGTCATTGGAATAAGGGGGTTGAAGTTAATAACCCAAGATCAATTTGGAGTCAAAGGATGTAGAACATGTGCCATAATATATAAAATTATTATGGCAATCAAGTTTTCAATACCAAATATCCCAAGTTTTACTAGTGAAGAACCAAATAGACTTCCTATTTTATTTGTACCAAATATACCATTTCTTAGAAAGTTTGTAGATGGCGATCTCGGTATTGCTAAAAAAATAAATGAGAAATATCATAAAAAATCCTTGTCCAAAATAAAGAATAAAGATACTCTTTTAGTTTATAACAAGGTAAGTGCTGTTAATATTGGGGATAATATAGATCAATTTTTTAAAGATGGGAAATTCACCCCACCTTCTTCTATAAGCGTTGGTAAAACATCTAATAATTTAGGTGGATTAGATGCTCTTGAAAAAGCCTTAATACAATCTATTTTTGAAACACAAAAACCCTATATTACAATTGCAAAATTGGTTATAGACCACTTCGTTATAATAGAAGATATAGTGGCTCATGTATTAGGGTTACTCGGTAAATCAAAAAAACCAAGAGGAAACAAAAGAGCTCTTGGATATCAAGGAGAGGGACAAGATGGTGGTGGTGTTTCCAAGGGTTTAGATACCTTAGATAAGTTTGTTGGTAAACCTGGGCCAAAAAATAAACTTTCTGAAAATAAACTAAGTGCTGATGTTATTAACGCATCAAAACCAGAAACAATGACAATTCCCTTTCCACCACCTTATATAGCCATAACACAATCTATACTATATTCAACAGGTGAGTTTAAGGAAAATGTTCAATATAATTACATATATAAAGATTTGTTTGAGGAGTTTGATCCAATTATAGGTTCACAAAGCACTACAATAGAAGATGAGGATGATACTGGAAAAGATGAAACAATAGTTCTAGGAGTTTATAATAAAGATTGGGAATTACTGACACTAGGTCAAGTAAAGGATAAATTACCTTGGATTGTTGATAAATACCAAAATAATGCTTGGCCACAATTAAAACCAGGTAATGACTTTGATTTTGTCTACTTTGCTAGTATTTTGGGAGTTGAAGTTACTAATGTTGGTGGACCAGGAAAACCAGAATCAGTAAACATACTTGGTGTGGATGTGCCTATAGAATGGAAGATTAAAAAATATGAAAATGAAGGGCCAATAATTGAAGTTGAGGGTGATGGTAAATTTATAAAGAAAGGACAACAAGTGATAGCTTTGAATTCAGATAAAACTAGATCCATATTAGAATTTTATAAAAGTTATTATTTGGAAACAACATCAAAGTCACTTGATAAATCAATTGGTGAAGGACCCCAAACTTATTTAGATGAAAATGGAAATGAAGTTAATACAAAACAAGAAACTTTATCTAGTTTAAATTCAATCCTTTCAGATTATGGACCACTTGGAAGTTTAGTTATTCAATTAGAAGGGTTATTAACAAATAATTTCTTGAATTTATCTGGACAAGGTGACAATACTAGAAAACTCATCGATAAGGATAAGTTTATGAAATCTGCATATGCCTATAAACCCAAGAAGAATACAAAAAATGTTTGGATAGACCCTGAAGCAGAATATGATATGAAAATCATAAAATGTGATTCAACTACTAATATAACTTTTTTGGATACTGTTGGGACTCCGGAAAAATCAGCTGTCATAAGAAGGTTCTTGAGGAAGAATATGACTATCCAAATATCTGACGGACAAAAAATAGGTTTTTTTGTAAAAAGTGGTGATAAATACTCTGTGTCTTTAGATCAGACTAGTTTGACAGTTGACTACTTTAATGAGGATGGTAAACTTAGGTTTGCGATATTGGAAATTGGACAGACTTATGATACTGGAAATACTCAATTCCCAATAACAACTTTTCAAACTAATATACCAGACAAATTTAAAAATGAATACTGGAGTTATTCTCAATCAAAAAGATATAAATTTGTACAATCAGGAGATTATTATAAATTAAAAGAAGAAAATTATAATGAAACAGTTAACGAATGGCGACCAGCTACTTTGGATACTTTTGGACCACCGTTAAATAAAAGAGAAACATTATTCTCAGAATCTGGGTTTAATAATCCAAAACTGTATCAAATAAATTATAATGGTGAAGTTGTTTATGTAGACTCACAAAACAGATTTTATGGTATTGAAAAAAATATATCATTTGAATTTTTTATTCCAAATGATGGCCAAATAAACAATCTTTTATACAACCCAACTACTAACCAAATAAGTTTAGTATCACAGCAATCGGTACCAAACCAAATAAGAATTGAAGATGTTAGTACTGGTACAGCTAAACCAAGAATTATAAGTGAGGTAAATATAACAAATGAACAGTTAAGAATACCAGGACCCCTATCAAAGGGGGAATATGGTACACCAAATGTTAGTGAAGAGCCTGGTGAATCATCAACACAGGAGGTTGATCAAATATACAGGTTTCAAAGATTTATTGATGATGTTGAAACATTCTATATAATAGAAGCTGTTCTTAAATCTAAAAATACAAACCCACTACTTTCAGAGAATGATAGAAATAATAATAGTGGTAGTAATAAAGGAAGTGGAACCAGAGGTGGTGGTGGTGGTAGTTACACTTTTAAGGATATTTTCAGAGTTATTCCTAAATTTATAAGATTAGTTATAAGAATAGCAACTAAATTAATACCAGCAATTCAATCATTTTTAAATCTTATTAGAAATCCAGCTTCTTTTGTTACTGATATAATTATTGCTAAATTGGGTGATGATTTTGGTACTGAAGTCCCAAAGTTTGGATACCTATCAAAAGATTTTATTGAACAATTAAAAGAATTAAAAACATACACAGAGAAGTTAAAAGATGCTAAAAACGATTTAGCGAAAATTCAAGTAGCAAAACAAAATCTAAAAACTTTTTTAAATGCCTCTCTATTGAAAAACTATGTTTATGTCGATGATAATGGTAGGGGTAAATTTGTTTTAGATGGATCAGCCACAATTCGATTATTTGGAGATGCCCCAATTTTAAAAGGACTACCTGGAATCGCATTTGGATTAGAAACAAATCTAAGTAGTCTTATAAGTACAGAACCAAAAGTACCTTTTAAATTGATCTTTAGTATAAATAGATTTGCTTCAAGTAGTTCCAAAACTATACCAGAATTTTTAGGATTGACTAGTGATAACATCAATAAACAAATCCAATCCTCAAATCTTTATAATGCAAATTTGAATCCAAAGGGACCATTAATAGTAAAAAATGAAATTAGAACTGAGGCTGGCGGAATCCAAACAATAGAGGAGGTTTCAATTCAATATTCAACAGGTGTTTTCAAAGAAGGCGTTGATTATACTTACATATATTTGACAGAAGAAGTCCAAAAAATGATTCAAGAAGCAGATGAATTACAATCAATTGGTGATAGTGAAAGTATTAGTAAGGCTATTAAAATTTTAGAAGATGCTGGCAAAATAGACTCAAATAATAAATTGATAAAAGAAAAACTAGCTTCTCTCAGAAGATTACAAGGGGTATTTGCCACACAGCCACTATTAGACTTTATGTTGAATTTGGTTACTTTACCATTAAAAGTAGTCATTGGCATAATTAAATTCATTCTTAACTTTTTCAAGTCACTTACTAACCCATTTGCACTTCCTGGGCAAATTATAAATTTTCTTTCATTTAAATGGTTATTAGATTTTTTTAGTCCTGTTAGTAAAAATAGTATGTTTGCTATGGCTGGAATACTTTTTGATATAGAAACTTATTTCACTGTTTGGTTACCAAGTCTAAGAGCCAAGACAAAATCAAGTTTTGATATGAATGAAATTATAAAATTACCTTGGATTACATTCCCAACTTTCACATATGATCAATATTATGCTATGACATTCGGATCTGGATTACCTGGTGGTATAAATGTAAAATTTCCGATATCAATACCAGTATTAATCTTAAATTCAATACTTTGCTTGATTGAAGCAATAATAAATTCATTTATTGATTTAATTTGGTCTATCTTTGGACTAGTTGATCCAGAAAGTGGAAGATGGATTGTTATAAAACCACCATATATTACACTCTGTAAAGGTTCAAATAATGATTTATCACCAAAAGATATAGTAAATCTATTGAATTTGACTTTACCTGATATGAGTCAAGGTGAAACTGGTTCGGGTATAGCTAAAAATCCATCAGTCAATGAAGATACTGAAAGTAGTTTTAATTTTATTTATGATATAAAAACCTCTGATGGTAGAAGTGTTTTAGAATTAGATCAACAAGAATTAGATAAATTTATGGAGGAAAATAAAGATTTACAATATACCTTTAACTTTTAATCACAATTTCATATAACTAAAAATTAAAAATAATTTTATGGCAAAGTCTAAAACTAAAAAAGATCACAAGAAAAGGGTCGCTAAAAGAAATAACATTATTCAACAAGAAAGAAAAAAATATGAAAAAGCTCAGAAAGAGTTTTTAATGAAGTTGATTGATGAGGAAAAACAAAAGGGTCTATTTAATAACCCAATACAACAACTAGGAGAAATTCCAACTTTTGGGTTACCAACAATCGGTGGTCCAAATTTAGGGTTTTCAGAAGGACCTAAACTCTGATTTAGATAACTCCTTTCTCTTATTTTCTAATAGTTTAGTAATTTTATTGTGCAAATAATTTCTCATAACAGAGAACTTATCAGAATCTTCTTTACACACAGCTAAAAACTTACTAACTATTAAAATCGATTCTTTTTCTTTTGCAGTCATACTTCAAACAATTTTCAATACCATATATATAAATTTTATTATGAAAAAAAGCAACTTAAACATAAATGTCAATAAAGAAGATTTTGTCTTAAATGACTATTTGTATGCCTGGAATATATTTGGCGAAAGACCAAATAAAATAAATCTTTACCAAACTGTTAATTTTGAGGATTTTGAAAAAATTTTATCAGACTCAAATATAGTTGATAATTGTATTTTGATTGAGGTCTTCCCAACTAATGAAGGTAATTTAGTAAATAAAAAAATTTTTACAAAATTAAATGATGATGTATTTTTATCATATACACAATTTGACTCAGAATCAGAAGAGTGTATTGTAACAGAAATATGTTTTATTTATAATAAAAATGGTGAAGAATCTCTAAATGACTTTTTAGAAAAAATTTATGAATTAGAAGAAGCTATAGATTCGAAAAACCCAGAAGAAAAATCAAATACCTATACAGTTTCAATTGGTACTACTGGATTGGAAGATCAATCTATTAGTTTTTTGGATTCGGATATAGAAAATATTGACTTATATTTTAATGATCAAACACTGAAAAAAGTAAATAAGCTTTCTAAGTCTATAAAAAATAATAAAAAAGGATTATCAATTATTCATGGTGAAAGGGGAACTGGTAAAACTACTTTGGTAAAATACCTATCAAGCAAAATTGATAAAAAATTTATTTTCATACCTTGTAGTATGTTTGAAACTACAATTATCAATCCCGATTTTAGGAGTTTTATTAATAAAAACCCTGATTCTGTTATTATATTAGATGATTCCGATATTTATTTTAGTGAAATTTATTCAAAATCTAATATATTTACAAACAATATTTTACAATTAGTAGATGGACTAGACTCAGATACTCTAAAACTACATATTGTAGCTGTTTTAAATTTATCAGATGTTAGTGACATTGACCACATTTTATTGGATTGTAATAATTTAATTGATATTATCAATGTTGAGGAATTAGAAGTTAATAAAATTAAGGAACTTAATAAACATCTGAAAAGTAAAATTAAAGTCAAAAAACCAACTAAACTAATTGACGTTTTGAAGAATAGAAATTTCACAGGTCATAAAAATGAGATTGGTTTTCAATAAAATAATATATAATAACAATGATCAATGAACTTTCAGAAAATGAAATTTTAGATTATTTAATGACATCTGAGTTTGAAGAAGGATTAACACCAGATGAATTTAAATTTCTATTACTAAAATTCAGAAATTTCTATAGAGTAGCTGCTTGTAGTATTTCATCTCATAAAGAAAGGATGGAAAAGGCTATAAGTGACTCTGCTGAAATTAAAAGTTCTAGTGAGTTGAAAATTTCAGAAATAGAAAATCAAAAAATAGAAATAAAAAATAAATTAAATACTGTCCTAAATAAGAAATTAACTTGGAAAGAAAGATTTAACGGAAAAATTATTAATAATAATGAAAATTAGTGAATTTCAAAAATTAGAAGAATCTGTAAAGGAACAAGACTTTAACAAAAGTTTTAAGAATATAAATAAGGTAATGCTTTATTTGTCTATATTTGGACATGTAGCATCAATATTTCTTGCTTACTTTTTAGTATCTAAAATTCTATCTGGTGCTATTATTGATAACCCAGTATTGGTTGGTATATCCTCCATTATATTATTATGTGGACTTGAATTATTGAAAAGAGAAATTTTTGATAAATTCTCATTACAGCAAATTAAATATAAGAGCATAACAAGATCGGATGTACTCCCACTTATGATAGTTAGTATAGTTATTGTTTCTATATCTTTCTACTCATCTATTAAGGGAGCACAAGAATTCTCTTCAAAGTCAAAAGAAATTGATACTCAAGTTGAGACAAATGTTAAGTCATATGAAGATAGTCTTAGGCTGATTAGTAAAAGTGAAGCTGATAAATTGAAGCTGAAAATTGAAAAGATTGATGAAAAAGTAGATGAAAAAGATAAAGAACAAACGGAACTATCTAATTCAACAGATCTAACAAGACTTCAAAAGAATAGGATTAAAGATTTAAAATCACAAATTAAAGACTTATCACAGGAAAGACTTTTATATAAATCTGAAATAGATACATTAGAAGCTAGAACCGAAAGAAAGATTTTATCACATAAATCAAAGACCGAATCAAAAGGTCTTGAGAAGAAAGAAGAGAATAAAGATAATTCATTCTTTTTTGTTATGATTTCAACTTTGATAGAACTTATTATCTTATTTGGAGTTTATTTCAATGAATACTATAAATATAGGTCTTATACTGACTTTAAAGCTAAAATGGAAAAAGATCCTAACTTTCAACTATACTATAACTACAACTCAATATTGGATGTTGTCTATAACCAAGATACTAAGATAAATGATAAACTACCAAGTGGTAAATCTATCCAAGACTTGTGTAAAATGAATGGTATTATCTTATTACAGAAAGATATAGCTAATATGTTCAAACTATTTTCATCACTTGGAATAATTAGGTCCTCTGGTAGTTCAAAGTACTTTGCTAAGGGTAAAGAAACTGCACAAGAAATACTAAAGAATCATTTCAACATAGACTAAAATAGGGGGAAAATCGAGAATTTCATATATACTTGAAAAATAAATTAAATTTATGAGTAAAGAAAATATGGAATACTTAGATAAGTATGATTATTTATTGAAAATTCTAACGGAAGATATTGAAGTTGATGGTAAAAAAGTCAAACTCAAAGATGATTTTGAAAAGTTTTTTGTTAGATCAAATAAAACTGCTGGTGTAAGGGTTAGAAAAATTATGCAAATGCTTAGAAAGGCAGCAGAAGATGTTAGAATTGATGTACAAGATTATAAAAAAACAATCTAAATTTCACAAAAAAACTTCACACCTTAAAATGTGAAGTTTTTTTTTAATATATACATCAAACATAGAAACCTTAAATTATGAATAAATTTAGCGCAATGTCAGGTCAAAAAGTTAATGATGTACCGGAGTTGATTACAAATAAAGATACAGTAAAATTAGAAGCTTTAAAAGCAGGAATCAATAGTTTAATTGATAATTTCTTAACAATTAGATCTTATGGATCAGCAAGGAAGAACATCTTAGAAAATACTGTTAAAATTTCTGGTAAAGAAATGTTTATAGAAGCTCTTATAGATTTTATGAATGATAAATCTATTGAAGAACAAATGAAAACATTAGAATCTTTAAAGGGAGAAACTAGAGATTGGCAGGTTATAGACAATAAAATAAATGAGTTAAATAACTTAGTTGAAGAAAATAAAGAATTCAATAGTAATAGAAAACAAATAAATAAAGTAAAAACTCTTTTGGATACATATGGTGATGATGATAGATTTGAAACAATCTTAGAGAATATGGTTTCTAAATCTAATGATTCAAATGAGGCAAACTTAATGTCAATTACTGCAAATAAAATGAAATCAAATTTCAAATTTTTAAACTATTCAAGAAAACAACTATCTTCAATATCAGAAAAATATGGTAAAAAAGCCCAAGAACTTAGTTATAAAGAAAATGGATTTCCTAGTAGATAATCAATCATTTGTTGAACAGGTAACTAATTTATCATCTCTTGACCAAATAATAGAAACTATTTTGGTGGATGATAAAAATGGCACAATAGAGATTTTTAAAACAATTAAAGATGTTGATTCAGTCAGAAATATAACTGATAAAATTGAATATAAATTGAAATCTACAAGACTGATTATAAAATCTGATGATAATTTTAACAAAAACATTATAATTTCAGACATAGATTCAGAAACTATAAGAAACAATAAACCTCTCTGTGACTGTGTAGCAAGAAATACAAATAATATTTTTGCAAAAGAATTTGGTAAATTAAAAAACACAGTAAATCACAAAATAAATTATTTTAACCAAGGATTTTTTAAAAAACTTTTCAATAAAATAACTGTTGAAGATTTAACTGAAAAAATTAAAGAATTAAGTCAAGGATATAGTTGGTTAATTATACCAAATAGTTTAGTTGATTTATTTTTACAAATTGGAAATACACAAGTAGATAAAGTAAATTGTAAATCACTAATATACAATCTGGGAAAATTTGAAGATTTGAATGTATATGTGAATCCAGACCAAATAGATTCTAAAATTTACTTTGGTAGTTATGAATCACTCACTCTTATTGTAAATAAGAATTTAGAAACTAAAGAAATTAAAACAAATAGCACCACCTATACAAAAGGCATTTCTATGGAAGTTAATTACCTTTTGATTGAAAATTCACCTATAACAGTTTTAGAGGTCCAATAAATCATCTAATGCTGAATTTCTTAAATTAGATACTGTTTCAAACAATCTATAAGGATATGTCCTTCTATATCCATTATCATTCTCAATAATAACATTTAACCTACCGGATTGGATTTCTTTATCTTTTACATCATAAACTTTACCCAAAGTCAATCCACCATAATAACTAGCATCTTCTATTAGTTTAACAGATTCACCTTTCTCTATGTTTAGGAGTTTCTTTTTTAATTCCTCACCCATAAACTTTGTTACATGATCAACATTTAACCTTTTGAAATCAGAGTCTGAATCGGAAAAACTCTTAACCATATAATTCAACAAATCTTTTGTTAATTCTAACTCTTTCTTTAAAGTTATATCAATTTCAGGTAGCAGTCTTCTGTAGTGTTCTGAAATTCTAGATTGATCTACAACCTCAATCTCATTCTGAATACAAAAATTTGCTATTATAGCAGTAGCCGGTGCAAAATTATCATGATATCTAACACTACCTCTCCTCATTCTATTACCAGAGTATAAATCCCACCTTGGTGAGTTTATTAACTTTGTAAATGATACTTTACTCTTAGATTTTAAAATCTTTTTAACTGTATCGTCTGTAGCACATTTAACCAAGGCATCTTGAAAATCTTTTATTTTTATCTTTTTACTGTAGAAAACCTCTTGCCCAATTTTATTTGAATATCTAATAAAATCAATAAATGACATATAATTTAATAATCCATAAGCTCTACCTTCATCCCAAAGATGTTTCAAAACAACATCATTATTGGTTGAGGCATAATCTTCCAATATAGAAAAATCCTTTTTGGCTTTTTCTAACCTATCTAAATTAACTTGGATTATCTCAGACTTTAAAATCATAAGACAAATATAAGTATTCTTAGACTTATTTCCAAGTATGGATAAATAATATATACCATTATAAATAAAATTTTATAATATGGAAAAATTTACTAAAGTAGTTGAGTCAAAAAGATTTATACCAGATCCTAGCATTTTGAAAAAATATGCTTCTTTTATAATACCACTTTACCTAAATGGTCAATTGAAGTGCGATGAGAAATTAATTGATGAATATTTAGAATTGTACAAAAGTGCAAATAAATATAAAAATATTAATAATGTTACTGACTTGGAAATCATAGCTATCAAAAATATTTTTGATAATCCAACAACTATCAGTGGGTTTAACCAAATGAAATTAGATGTTGATAATAAATGCCCAAAGTTGCAAAATTTTCTAAAGAAAAATTTACAAGACCCATCTCAATTTAAATAATGAAGAAATATTCAGAAAAGTTTTTAAATGATTCGGTAATTCTAAACAAAGCTGTTTGTGGTTTAGAATTTGAGTTTTATATGAAAGATTTGTCTTATTATAAGACATTGGAATTGCTTAATCAATACTTAGCACCTGTTAAAGTATGGGGATTTAGAAAATACCACACTGAATTTAAACCAGATTCTCAAAATTTTAAAATAGAACCTGATTTATCGGGAGGCGCCAACATGGTTGAAATGATTACAGGGCCAATGCCTTATTTTGAAGCTAAATATCATTTGATTAAAATATTAAAGTTTATCCAAATGTATGGATATACAAATGAAAAGTCATCAATACACTTTAACCTTTCATTCACAGAAGAATCTGATAAAAATTTAAATGATTTAAATGCATTAAAGTTAATATTGATGGTTGATGAAGATGAAATTTATCAAGTATTCCCTTCTAGAAAAGGCAATGTTTATGCTAAAACCATAAAGAAAATAATTCCATTCAAGGAATATGATTATAATAGTGTACCTATCGATGTTGTTAGAAATACCTTAAGATTACCAGATGATAAATACTATGGAATTAACTTTCTACACATTAATAATCCAAAAGATTCACAAAGATTAGAGTTCAGATATATTGGTGGTAAGGATTATGAAAAGAATATAGGACAAATAACTTATTTTTTAGATAGATTTATTTTAAATGTGTATAAGTCCATAGACGCTACATTCAATGACCAAGATATCGAAGATTTGGAAAATTATTTAGAGGAAAACATTAACAATTTTAAGAACTTTTCTAATTATAATAACTTTATAGTTGACTTTCCTAGTGTAACTTTACAAGTTGATCAACAATATTCTTATGATATAATAAATGCTTATTATGATAGAATATATCCAAAACTACATAAGTTAGTCGATGCGACTGAATCTTTACAAGATTGTATTATAAATTTTGTTACAGCAACACAGAAGATTGAAATTATTGATGCTAATATAAAAACCACTCAAAATGTTAGTGGATTTGATTTTATTAACTGTATTTTAGCAGATGGAATATTTGAGAATTGTCAATTTGTTAATTCAGAAATAAACAATTGTCAAATAATTAAATCTAGAATACATGGTTGTGATGTCACTGGTACAAAAGTACTTAACTGTGAAGTCGAATCTACTGAATTAAAGGATTCTTTCTTTATGGGTGGATACTTAAACTGTGATATGACCGGTGGTGTTTATAGAAGTGGTAAGTTAGGACCTTATGCTAATATAAGTTCAGAAACTAAAATTGTATCTGATACAGATAACTTCTTCAATACCAAGTTTGATGATGATCAATACAATAGGAAAAAAGATCAAGGTAGTTTGAAAGGATTTAAGAAATAAAATTATCATATTTTAACACAACACTTTCATTAGTATCCTGTCCTAATAACTCTACACCTTTAGTATCATATTCTACCTTACCCCCTTGATTTGCGATGTCAATTTTTTCTTTTAAATTATTTACAAAATCCTTTGCCATAATTTTAAGAACATCAACATATTTTTCCGTATTGAATGCCATTTTTAGTGCTGGTCTATTGTATTTTAAGAAATTAAAACCAGAAATATTTGTAATTGATGGATGCCCACCAGAATTTCTTATTATAAGTTCCCAAGCAGGAACCTTAATATTACTCAAATATTTCTTCTGATCAGATTTCAAGTCACCATGTAGAGTATCCATTGTAGACTTTAATTTTGGTTCGTCAATATCTACATTAACTATTTTATTATCTTGTTTTGCATATAAACAATCTTTGTAGAATGCTTCTAAATCACTGAACCTAAACCCCACCCCTTCATAATCTTGTCCCTCAGCCTTAGCCATTGCTTTCCAATCTTGTGATGTTTCAAACTCATTTTTTATTGACTCTAAAGAAACATAAAATTTCTTAAGTGTGGGCTCGTATTTTGCCAAAACTTCCTTGGCAATTTCACCTAAATTAATTCCCTTTAATTTTTTTTCCTTGAATGGATTACAAGAAACTTGCAATAATCCCATTGGCCAAGCTATACAGTTGAAATCTGCCTCAGGATTGTTTTTGAAAACTACATATCTATCATATGATCCAGGTTTAAACATAGATCCACCACCATATTGAGTTACAATTTTATAATCCTCATCAAAATTTACACCTTTACCAATCTGAGAACCACTTGACATCATTTTTTTATGTTTCCAATTCGTAGGGTCATACTCGGATACTTCACCAGTCTGTGGATCTTCGATGAATGAATAATTTTTCATTCTCTGTATATAATCACTCAGATTTGCTGTTATTTCTTCAGGTGTTGCTAATCTACCAAGTTTATCAGTTGTTCCACCATTTTTTATATAATGTTTTATATTATTAAACATTGAGTATAAACTAGGTGATGAATCTAAAACTAAACATTCAAGAATATTTCTATTGTTATGAGTCATTTTACCATCTAACGATGTGCAAGAAATCCTTTTATTCTTGTATGCTAATAGTAGCCTATTGACTACAAATCCCATCATAAATCTATTCTTAGTAGCAGAATCATCTTTAGATACCGAAAAAATAGAATTCTGAACATCTTCTGGTTTGATATTATAAGTTAAAAAGTTAGCTGAATCAACTGTCTTAATTAAATCAATATCTTGTGGAGTGAAGATGGGAGCATAGGAAATTTCACCAGAAATAATTTCAACATTAGAACGAGCAGATTTGAAATAAGTAGATTCTGTATCTTCAGCACCAACTTGTTTATCATGGTGGTCAGATTGAATTTGGAACATAGGTTTCCCATGGGCAAAATCAACCAATACACAAAGATTTTCTGGTTGATGTTGTTTGATAGCGTATTCTAACCCACCATATTGAATTATGTGACAATCCACACACTCAATTCGATAATAGGTTTTTAAAAAACCTTTCATAGCAAGTGCAGATGTTACACCATCCAAATCTTTGTGAAAATAAATCTCACAAGTTTTATGTAATTTAGCAAATTTAGATATATTCCTTAAACCAACTTCCTCGTTTGTTTTTTCCCAGTTATTAAATCTTTTAATTTCCATAAGTTATATATAAAAAATATACACACTTTTATTTGTTTTTTCCATCAAAGACATTGTGCGTTAGCTATTTTGCATGGGGAACATTACAAAATAATATAAATATGTAAATAATTACCTTATGGAGTTTTATTGTGTATATGTGAAGACTAGGAAGAAACTTGACAAGTATGTTAAAGTCAACCGCATTAAGAATAAGTATATTGTAGATATAAAGAAAATTCTTGAGGAAGAAGAAATAGACTTTGATAAGGATAGAACTTACTTAAAGATATTAGTTAATCAGAAAATACAAATAGCCATAGAAAAGAATAAAGATATTTACTATGTCCCAGATTTTGAACATGATTTTTCCATAGAAAAATTATTAAATATTAAGAAGTTATTGGGGGAGGAAAATAACTTTAATATTTTAATTTTTTTCAATGACTTTAGAAAAGATAATGATATTTTAGATGATGTATTGGGTAACTTAACTAAATTTTCTAATAGTCAAATAATACGTGATTACTAAGGGTTATGTAGTTTTAGATGTATAAATTCAAATATAATATATAATAAAAATATTATTATTTAAGAAATGGCATCACCACTAGGATTAACTTTTGATTTATCAAACCAAGGTATAAAAGTTGGAAACCCATATAAAGTTTATAGTGGGGGTAAAGGACAAAAAGTAAAATCACTTTTTAATGGAAGTTCTGTTTTTTCACCATTTCCAAATAATCAAGTAGATCCACAAACTGGATTTCCAGTTAGTATAAAAAAACAAGCAGATGTTCATAATAACGATATTTATGATACATCAGTTGGTAGTATAGTTAAATATACATCAAATAAGCCATCAATGAAATTGGATTATATTGATTTTGCTTATTTAAGAAATTTAGGAGTATATCCAAATAATAGATTAATTGTTGCTAGAAGATTTGGTTCTGCAGTTGGGAATGACTTAAATTCTATGAAAATAAAACCTATGGCGACAATGGTTTCTTGGGTCCCAGATAAGGATGAGTCATTTTTAAAAATAACATATAATGAGAAATGGGTAGAAGCAGATGCGTCTTACGTGGATGTTTTGAATGATATAGGAAAGGATGTTAGAGTTTCAAAGGATGATACAAATGCTATAGGTAGTTTTGCAGCGGCGGGATTAAACATGTTACCCCTACCAGGTTTTACAGAGCCTTTACAAAGAGCGGTAATGGCTAAATTTGGATTGGTTGATGATCCATACAATCTCCCATTGGGCAATCCAAATCTAATTAGACAAGCTAAAAGAAGGTATACTGTATCAGCAGATCAAGCAGAGAGTGGATTAGCATGTGGTATAGAAGTTTCAATGGAAGTTGAATATGAACAAAAGTTTATTAATGGAGTTGATCCAAGTTTAGTTTATTTAGATATAATACAAAATGCTTTGACTTTTGGTACCTCAGAAGCTGCATTTCAACTAGCTAAACCATTTGCTACTGGTGCTACTAAAATCATACAAGATCTTGTAAGTGGTGATTACAAAGCTATTTATGAAGCTTTGTCTAGTATAGTTAAAGCTATTTTTGAAGAAGTTCAAAAAATAGCTGATAAAATAGTAGATTTACTAGTAACACCACCAAATGTCGCTATAGCGGATGTTGCAGGTGATGTAAAAACAGCATTAAAAGGTGCATTTACCGTAACTGGAAAAGCTTTCGCCGCTACTATTGGGAAATATAAACAGAGACTATTGGGTATAACAAATGCATTGACTGGTTCACCATCAACTCCTTGGCACATAACAATTGGAAATCCAAAGAAACCTATATTTAGCTCTGGTGATATGTTATTAAAAACTGTAGATATGGATTTAGGTAAAGTTTTAGCTTTTAATGATTTACCATCAACCATAAAGTTTACACTTAAGTTTGAAAATGCTAGACCATTGGGATCTCAAGAAATATTCAATAGATTAAATACTGGTAGGGGTAGGAGTTATATAACTGTTAATTTACAATCTGAAGTTAAAACCAAAAATGATGGTACTATAGATCAAACATCAGGTCCTTCAAGAAAAAATATTAATACTAAAACTTTTGATGCTTCACCAACTGATGGTGAGGGAGCTTCATCTTCGGATGTTCAATATGCTACAACAAGTGGTAATGGTGATTACTATTTAGCGTATAATGGGAATGACACAAGTTCCGGAACTGTTGGTGAAAATAATGGACCAATAAATGTTGGAGAGGCTAGTGTAAATTCAAATGGTAAATTACAAAATCCAAATAATTTAAACGCAAGTAATTTACAACCATCTGCACAAACTAGTGGAAATGGTACTTCTGATCCACAAACGAGAATACCACCCTCCGTTAGTAATTCACAACCATCCCCATCAAGTGTTCCAGTTACACCATCATCTGCTAAAACATCTAGTGATGATTTGTTGGTTTCAAGAAAGAAAAATGTAGATAAAGAGACGGGAAGCACCGTAGAGGCATTATCTACTCTTGAAAATGATCCAGAATTTTATTTTGACCAAGATGCTCAAAATAAATCAAAAGAATTAAGAGAACGCCTTATAACACTTAAGGATGAACGTAAATTAATTGAAAATGAACAAAAATCTAGAAGTGCCTAATTATTATGAAACTTTATGATATAGAAAAATTAACCAGAGACCCAAATCAAGATGATTTATATAATCTTTTCAATAAGACTTATATTGATTATCCAGCAGCTCAATCAACAAACTATGTTGTTGACCAAGATGAGGAAATGAGAATGGATTTAATTTCTTTTAAAATTTATGGTTCAGTTAATTATGTTGACTTTTTATGCAATTTTAATCAAATAGACAATCCTCTCAATGTAATGCAGGGTGATGTTATAAAGTATGTTGAATTGACAGAAATAGTATTATTTAATAACGTAGATACTAATGTTGAGGAAGTAAGAAAAAGATTACTAAATTCTAATAAGTCCACTAGAAAAGATCCAAATAGAAAACAATTTGTTGAGCAAGGATATAGCCTACCGCCTAATTTCTTAGAAACACCACAAGCTCCAGTTAGAATTGATGGAAATGTTCTGGTCATAGGCTCCTAATCAGAATATATAATTCATGTCAAAGTATTATGTAATTAGCATTAAAATTACCTGTCCTAAAGATAGAGTAAAATTTGTATTAAATGATTACCAATCACCCAAAGGTGGTAAATTATTAACAGATGAAATAGATGATAGAATTTATAATTTTTTCAACTCAACTGGATTTGTTGCTAATCTTTTACCCCCATACTATTTCACAGAATTTGATGATAGAAATGTTGAGGTATTTTTACAATTTGATTACGATAAAATAGTCGATAAAATTGATAATACTGTAACTTCTATAAAGCAGATTTTATCTGAAATTATACAATCCGCAACAACAACTGTACCTGGCTATCCTAATCCACCACTTTTTGAATATACAAAAAATCAAAGCGATTCAAGTATAAATACATTCTCATCTGATCAAAATGGTGGTGGTTGGGCACTATCCTTATATCTTTTATCATCTGAATCTCCCATACAATCTGGTACACAGTCCGAATTAGCACCTGAGAATGCACCACCACAATCAGTAAATGGAGAATTAACTGATACAGAATTAGATCCACAAGAAACTCCAAGTAGTTTACCTGAAGATGATCCAAATGAATCAATTGATGATACTCCAAATCAAGAAACACCCACACCAGATAGTTCAACTACTTCATCACCACCTGAAGAAGTGACACAACCAGAACCACAGGAGCAAACTCCAATGGAAGTTGATGAACAAGACCAAGGAAGAGAGGAAAGAACTGGGGAAACCCCCAATGCTAATAAGAATAAGGGGGAAGATGTTGAAAAGACAAAATCGATAAAGAATGTTTTCCCAAATGAAAGAAAAGCAAGCGAAATCAAAATAGAATTACCACCAAATGACGGTTACAAAAAAGAATTTGCTGAGAGTTTTGGTAATCTACCAATGCTTTGGTATAATAGCACTCAAATAGAATACGCAGATATTATTTCTTTTGAACTATCTTATTTAGATAATTTACCCACATTAACTGCAAAATTCAAAGATACTATTGGTCTTATGAAACAATCAGGTATCCCATTAGATGATACCAAAATATCTTTATTCTTAAATCCTAGAACTAAATTTTTAAAACCAATACACATGGATTTTAAAATTGTTGACTTTTCAGATGATAATGATATTTATGGTATAACTGGTGTGATAGATATCAAAGAGTTATATTTGAGAAAGTTTCAATCATATTCACAGAAAACATCTTATAAATTGTATGAACAAATAGCAAAGGATTTGGGATTAGGTTTTAATTCGAACATTGATAATACTGATGATAAAATGACTTGGATAAACACTGGAAATAAATTATATGAGTTTATTAATGGTGTGACTAAACATACCTACAAATCAGATGAGACATATTTAATCCAATATATTGACTTTTACTACAATCTTAATTATATAGATGTGGAAAAGGAAATGAAAAGAGATATAACACAAGAACTTGGCATAGCTAATGTTGGTATTGAAGAAGTTGTTAAAACATTGGATAAAGATGTTTTATCTCGAAATTTTCTAAGTAATGATTTTGCAAATAAACAAACAAATTTTTACTATGAAAAGTACACCACAATAAATAATGCAACTAGAATATCTCTAACAAAAGGATATTTAACAAAGTTGAAATTTTATGATGAACTAAAGAAAAACTTTTTAGTTTTTGATATTGATGCTATAACAAGTCCAGCTGATGAGAAGATTTTATTAAGAGGTGCTCCACAAGATGAAACCTTTTTCAAAGAAAATATAAACTTACTCTATGCAGGTAGATTGGATATGGACAATGTTCATGAGAATTACTATTATGCTGTTGTTCAGAACAAGATTAATTACATGGAACTATCTAAAATTGGTCTTATAGTTGAATTAACTAGTCCAAATTATAATTTTTATAAGTTTCAAAAAGTATTTGTAATTGTATCAAATCAAAAAGCATCACCATCTAAATCAGAATTAAATAGCCGTTTGACTGGACAATGGCTTATAAGTGATATATCATTTACTTTCATTGGTGGTAACTTTAGACAAAGAATTGAATTATCCAAAAGAGATTTGGAACTTTCCCCAGAAGAACTTAGTAAAGAAGCTCCACAAACAAGCCCAACTAATCAATCTAAGGAACCAACTCAAAATCAGAATAATGAAAATCCAACTGATCAAGAAGCACCATTGCCTGCACAACCAGCTGAGGTTGGACCAACATCATCCACACCACCTCAACCAGGAACTATTACACCAGTAACTGGTACATCCACACAAGATAATATAGATCCAATACCACCAGCACCTCCAGTAGCACCAGCTGAAGAAGAATCCATTCTAACAAAAGAAATATGGAGAACTATCTATCTTGGTAAGGTAAATCCAAAGGTAATTGAAAAATATTACACACCTATGGTTGAGATATTAAGAGAATATAATATTAAAGAGGATAATGAAATTTCTAATTTCCTATCTTTTGTTAATATAGAATCAAATTATCTTAACTTTGTAACTGAGGATGTAAATTGGACCAAATATGCTGTTAGTGGCCAGTTGTCTATGGCTGAGCTGGGTCTGCGTCCATTTACAACAGATTTAGAATATAAGGGTAGGGGTCTTTCTATGATTTTTGGAAAAGATCAATATAAACTTACTGGACAATTTCTTGGTAAAGATTTCTTAACAAATCCAACAATAATAACTTCAGATAATGCTACACACCTAACTGGTTCTGATACTGATGAGCAAGTTATAAATAGTATTTTAATAGCTGTATTTAAATGGACAAAGGTTTTTTCTAGTAGTTTTCCATTGGATAGACCGGATAAGAACCAAAAATCTAAAGATTATATAACCGAATTTAATAGACTAATAGATTTATTCTCTTAGTAATCTAATAAAATAATATATAGTTATTATGACACCAAAGGGTAGACCTTTTTTTAATTTAGATACAGATCCTGATAATCCAAATAATCAAGAGGCAAATGAAAAAATTGCTGCTGTTGGTAATTCTGGTGCTAAAAAAGGTGACTCTAAGAGTATAGACCCACAGACCGGTAGGAAATATCCAAAGGGATTTACCCCACCAGTTGATTTGTACGCCAATCAAGACCCAATAACTGATGCTAAAGAAGCAGAACTTAACTCAAGTCAGACTGGTATATTTAATCAAACATCGGCTGGTAAGGATAGAAACACAGGTAGACACCTTGAGTATGGAGATAGTCTAACAGTTAATAGGGGTAGTGGTATTTCTGTAAGGGGAGCTGGGACTAGGAGTAAAACAGAAGTTAGTGGTGGTAGTAATCCACAATTGAGTATAAAAAAGGGTAATTTGAGTCCATATGCAAATATACAAGACCCGAATAATATAAATCCAAACACTGGATATCCAATTGAGTATGGAAATGCTATAAAAAATTCACCAGTTGAATTCAATAATTCAGAAACAAAAGAAAGACTATCTGACAGATACTCAGTATATAATTATTATAATGCTTGGGCTAATAAAAATTTTACACACCTTTTAGATTTTTTTATAGATAATGATGGTGTGCCATCAAAACCTAAAATATTAGCCACTGACGCTAAACTTAGTTCTTTAAAAGAAGTTTATTTAGGAACATCTTTCACTAGAACATTTGATGATAATGAAGATCCAACTATTTTAGGTGTTGATCTGAGATTAAATAGTCAAACATCACCACTTTTAAATCAAAATATTGAATCTTTTATAGAAGCATTTGGAACTACTTATAATGAAATATCTTCTAGAGAAAACTTGCTTTATAGATTCAGAGAACAATTATTTAAATTTATACCAACAGATTTAACAGCTGATGCTTCGTATAGAAGAGCTAAAGCATTTTATTTACAAAATGTAACCGGATTAGATAAATTGGTTGAAGCAGCAGGACCTGATCCTAAATATTTTATAGATTATGGTAAAGATGTAATAACACTTGATTTCTTAGAAGATGTTAGTCAAAACATGGGATATTTATCCGCTCTTTATAAAACATTATCTTATTCCAAAATAAGTGGGAAAGAAATGATCCCCACAAATTTACTAAAGTTTGATATCGATATCAAAATAACTGAAATGAGGAATTATAAAAGACATATAAAAGATCCAAAAAACCCAAAAAGAATAGATTCATTCAATGATAGAATATCAACCTATTATTATACACTATATGAGTGTCAATTTATCTTTGATAAAATGCCACATGGTGATATTGTATCCAATTCCAAATCACCATCAGATACATTAGAAAATTTTAAACTATCTTTTACTTATAAATTTGCTACTATGAAATTTGTTAAGTATGATGGTAAAATTACACCATTACCAGATGGAACTGCTAAAATTAATTACTTTATTATAAATAATTTAAGAAAAAATCTAAATAAAGCACTCCCATCAGAAACTCCTCCTGGTATTGGATATTTAAATCTGATAGATTCTTACCCAAGTTTGTCAAATGTGGCTACCAACGCTTTAAAGATTAATGATAATTTAGTTTCAACAAATGATGTTGGAACTGGTACTATACCAAATGAACAAACCGAGTTTAATAGATCTTTACAAGATCTGAAAAATGAAGAAGCACAAAAAAATGCTTCATATAATGTAACACCAGAATCATTGACAGATCCAAATTTACCACAATTGGCACAAAATAAACAATTCGACCCGATAGAAGCTGGATTGAAAAATGGACAGGTAACACAGGCTAATAATCAAGTAGTAACACAAGCAGCTCTTTTAGATAAAACTCTTGGTAATATAAAAGATCAAACTGGACCTGGTACTAATATTCCAAAGGAAAATTTTACCACAATAAATGATAATACACAAATAGAAACACAAAATAGAGAAAGATCTTTCTTTCAAGATTACGAAAGAGATAAATTAAAAATAAGCCAGAGCGCCCCTGGTGGTAATATTCCAAAAACTAACTTCACAACATTAAATAATAATACTGGTGTTGAAACACAAGGTAAAGAAAAATCTTTCTTTCAAAGTGCAATCAAAGATAAATTAAAGAGAGATTTGAAAAATGCTGTCGTAAATCAAATTAATAGAACTATAACACAAAGAGCTAGACTTTTAAATGATGCAATAGATGAAATAAGAAATAAAATACCTTTTGCTGGTAGAATGAGTGAACCAACCAACGTATATACCAGCACAAATGCATTTAGAAACGATATAATAAATGCATTAAGAAATGCTGTTGGATCATCTATAGCCTCATTTTTCAAAAAACCTATCTAAAGTATGAGGACAGAAGAACTAAAAAGCCAACTATTTATTGGAGTCGTAGAAGATAATAATGATCCAAAAAGATTGGGTAGATGTAGAGTTAGAGTTTTAAATATTTTTGATGATATACCAGTAGATGAATTACCTTGGGCAACACCTTGGAAAGATTTATCTGGTAATCAATTTGATTTACCAGAAATTGGTAAGGTGGTTTCAGTAGTATTTGATGAGGGAAATCCTTATAAACCAGAATTTATAAGAGCAGATCACTATAATGTTAATTTAGAAAATAAATTAAAAAAGTTAGAAGAATCTGATTATCTTTCAATGGGTACACTTGTGTTTAATCACAAAACCCAAATCTATTCAAATGATAAAGAAGGTCTTAAAATAGACCACAAGTTCAATAACATGAATATAAAAGAAGATTCAATTAATTTGAACCTTAAAGATAATAACGCTATGTTAAATCTTGGTGATGCAACAGCAGGACAACAGGCAATATTAGGAAATCACTGGATGGATTGGTTTGATGGATTTGTTGATAACCTTCTTGGCTCAACTGGTGGTCCTTATCTTGGTAACTTAGGAGCTCCTGTTATACCAAATCCAGCATTTATAGAAGTTCTTTTGAAATATAAAGCTTTAAGAGACCCAGTATTTCTTTCCCATCATGTTAATATAGTAGATAATAGTAAAGTTTCAACTGTCAAAAATACCGATAGAGAGAATAAAGGACAAGTTGGGGATGTTTGGAGGTCTACTGTTGTGCCAAATGATTTAGTAAAATCAGACCCAACATCTGCAAACTATGCACCTGTGGAGGGTGATAAACCAGAATATGACCCTAATTATGTACCACCAGCTATTGATGGAACACCAGATACAGTACCACAACCTAATACTAACCCACAACCTGAACCATTAACCTCGGCCAAATCTATACCAAAAGTTGATAAACTCATCAGATTTATGAAATCTAAAGGTTATAAAGTATTTGAAGATAGATTTATCCTAAATATGGTTGGTCTCCGAAAGAAAGATGATGGAACTGTTACTAATAGATTTGATGAAACAATGTGTGTTTTCTTTAAGAATGGTAATGGCAATTGGGAACTCTATGAATATGCAATAACAACTTTACCAGGATATGAACCAAGACAAAAACAACTACCGGATGTAGTATCAATCTTAAAATTAGGGCAATATGTTAATCAATTTAAAATTGGTTTGCACCAAGGTAAAGCAGATCATAAATGTCTTAAATTTGCTACAACTGTTAACCATGTCAATAAGAATATTGATAAATATGACTATAATTCTAAAACAAATAAAGCAGCAATAGGAATTAATATACACAGATCAAATAAGAGTGGTGGTGGTCTATCAGTATTCAATTGGTCAAAAGGATGTCAAGTGTTTAAGATGGCTAGTCAGTTTGATCAATTTATGGGATTCTGTGAAAAACAAGAATCAGAGGCTAGGAAGAACTCTTTCACATATACACTAATTAAACAAAGTGAATTTGACACATATGTTTAAAGGTTCATCTTTATAACTTTGTAAGGATATTCTCTTTTTTTATAAAACTTCTCTCTTTCCAAGAAATGCTTGTATAAAATATTATTCATTTCTTTTGTGTCAAAAACATCTACTAAATCAAATATTGTAGCTACTTGTTTATCATTATGTTTTCTTAAAGCCCTACCAATAGATTGAATGATAATTTGTTCGGATTTAAAAGAATCAGCAAAAACAACATTGAAAATGGCATTTATAGAAATTCCTGTACCCAGTGTACCGTACGAAGCCACTAGTACCTTTACATTACCATCGGTTTTATCCATTTCTTTTTTAATAAACTCCCTTTGTTTATTATTAATCTCACCATCGATGTAATAAAAGTCTTTATTAGTTAGTTCAGTCCTTAATTTATCATATATTCTAGTACCATATTCAATTGTATGAAATAGTAATAAAGTATTAGTATCACATTTATCTATTAACTTTTTTATAAATTCTAACCTCTTATCAGATTGTTGTATGAATTCTTTTTCATACCTGAAAGCGTCTGCACCAGCACCCATTTTTTTAATATAAGCTAGTTGTTCATTTAACTGACCGTGTGAGTGGTTTAAAACAACTGCCTTTATATTCATCGGAGTAATAGTTCCAGACTCTACTAGGGTCTTGGCCTCAATCTTAGTTACATTTGGTCCTAATACTGATTGTATTGTTAATATCTCCAAGCTTTCATCTGTTGGGAATGTACCACTAACCCCAAATCTATTATAAGCATGCCCAAATGTCCTCTTTAATATAGTGGTCAATGTTGTTGCTTTGGCACCATGTGCTTCATCACAGGCAATCGTATGGAATTGTTGAAAGAATTCTTTTGGCCATTTTTCTAATGATTGATAACAACCTATGTAAATATTTGGTTGAGTTGGACCAGAATATTTTCGTGGTTTATCAGACATAATTTCCTCCATTTTCAAATAGCAAGGATTATATGTTGGATTTTCTTTAACTATTTCATCAATTTTATGTTCTCTAAAGTCTAATTTATCTTGATACTTGGATAAAAAATTAAATCCATAATTATACTCCATTATATTCTCATAAAATTGTGTTACTAATGTTATTGATGGAACTATAATTAAAAATTTAGCCTCTGGATTTATATTTTTTAAGGTGTAAAACATTACTATTGATATAACTAAAGACTTACCACCAGATGTAGCAACTTCAGCCATACAATACCTATTTCTCAAAATCTTATAAGCTGTTTCAACTTGATAGTCATATGGTTTAAATGGTATCCACTCTCCTGTATTTCTATCCTTCATTTTATAATCCTTGAAGAAATCATCACAAAAATCTTTAACAGATTCTAATGTTACTTCTCTGTTTAATGGGAATTCATCTTTATTTTCAATATTAAAAATTACCCCAATTTCCTTACAAGCCTTTAAACATTCTCTCCACAAACCTAAACTAATTTTACCATTATCAAAGTACGAAACCTCGCCGTTCCAAACTCCCATTTTTACCGCTGGTAAAAATCTGTAACCCTTAACTTTTCTAGATAGCCACAAAGATATTTGATGATATTCAATTCTTGTTGAATTTTGCACTATCAATTTTTCCTCCTTTGGATCATATCGGAAGTTCATTTAAAATTTTATTTAATTTTTTTTCAATATTTTCATCATACCTTATGCGATATAACTTTATATTATTATTTAAACAATAGTTATCCTTTATAATATCTCGTATTTTTTGTTTTTCAAAACTTTTTCCCCCCCCAAAAAACTCAACAGAGTTGAAGTGTTGATACCCATCATATTCTAAGCAAACATTAAAATCTGGAAGATAAAAATCAAAAGATAATTTTTCTTTATAGTAACATTTTTCGAATTTTTTTTGTTTTTCAAAATTTATATTTTTTTCAACTAAAATTCCCTTTATCTTAATTTCACCTTTGGATAATTTACAAGATGGGCAACCATGGCCTCTAAAGTGAGTTCTAGCATTTTGAACAAAAATCCCATGTTTTGGACAAATTATACTAATTTTACTTTTATAATTTTTATATTCGACTAATTTATAATCATAATAGTTATTGTGTAAATTTGAACACCTTTCTAAGAATTCTTCATTTGTATAAACGGTATGTGAACAATATTTGCACTCCTGTCCATGCAAATGGTTAGAAACTTTCATTCTGAAAGAACCATGCATCTTGCAATTTATGTTTATTAAACTTTCATTGTTTTTAAAACCTTCAAAATCATATGTATATTTATCACCATGTATAGAATTTATCTTTTCAATTAATGTTGATATTGTATATTTTATATTATTTGCACATTTTGGACATCCTCTACCATTCAAGTGTGATTCAATAGATTGTTTAAAATTTCCGTGACTTCTACAAAAAATTTCAATTTTACATTTCCCATTTTTATAATCTTGAATAGTATATGAATACTTATTATGATGTTTTTCAGATGATCTTCTTACTATTTCCTCCCATTCTAACTTTTTTCGCATTTATCTCTTTTCCTTTTTCTATATTTTGCTTCATTTCTTTTACATCTAATTGAACAAAATTTTTTATTTGGCCTTCCAGTTACTTCAACAAAACAATTTCTATATTCACACTTCATTTAATATATATTAATAAATTTGTCCTACCTTTTTTATTATATTAAAAAAATAAATTTTGATTTTTTTAAGGGGGAAGCGTATTCCACATGATATATATAAGAAAAAAATTGAAAAATTATGGGATTTTTAAATGGTCTTAAAAAATTATTCGGTTTTGGGGAATCAACAACTGAAATCGTAGAATCTAGTGCTTATGTAGCAACAGTTGTTGAAGAAGTTGTAATTGAAAAAGCATTGGTTGCTGAAGAAGTTATTGTGGAAGAAGTAAAACAAGTTGAAGAACCTGTTAAAGTAGAATCTGAAACACAAACCGAAAAAACTACAGTTAAAGATATTAAGTCTAAATCTAGACCAAAACATACTTCAGAAGAACATCCAAAACCAGCTTCTGAAAAAACTAAAAAACCTTATAGAAGACCTAGGCCAAAGAAAAATAAACCTACTGAATAAAATAAAAAAAACCCCTTTAAGGGGTTTTTTTTATTTCCTATTGATTATTTCATCAACCATTCCATATTTCAGAGCTTCTTCAGCAGTCATCCAATAATCCCTATCAGAATCTTTCTCAACTTTATCATAACTTTTACCAGTTCTATCGGAGATTATATTGTGTAATTCTTTCTTCAAAGAGTTTATCTCTTTAGCATCAATTTCTATATCAGATGCTTGTAAGTATCCACCAAATCCAGCCAATGGTTGGTGAATCATGGTTCTAGCTCTTTTTAGTGTTTTTCTTTTACCTTGAGCACCAGAACATAAAAGTACAGCAGCCATAGAAGCAGCTAATCCAGTGTTTATTGTTACTATTTCTGGCTTTATGTAATCCATTGTATCCAATAAACCTAAACCAGAATAAACACTACCACCAGGTGAATCAATATAAATTTTAATATCTTTATCAGAATCTAATTGTTCTAGGTAAAGAAGTTGTGCTTTTATGATATTACAAATATCAGATTCCATTTCGGTTGAGAGAAATATAATTCGAGAATCCAATAATTTTGAAAATATATCCACCATAATACCTTCACTAACATCATCTAAGATGTGCTGTGTGGTATTTAATTTGGAATAGGAATCATAGAAAGTACTAGATATTTTTCTATGTTTAATTGCGTAGTTTCTAAAATCATTATTAGTCATGTATTTTTTACACTATTTTATAATAAAAGTTTAAATTAAAATAGAGTTTAAAATTTAATATATAAAAATAAAAATTTAATTGATATGAAAACAACAATTGAAGTAAATGGTTTTGAAATAAAAATCGAAGAGATGGATGGTAAGATTATGGTCTCTGCAATGAAAGATGATGAAGTAGTAGAAGAGTTCGAACTAGAGTCTGAAGGAATGGAAGGTGACGAAGATTTCGATGATGATGAAATGGAAGGTGATGATGATGAAATGTCCTCTTTTGGTGAAGATGATGATATGGAAGAAGAAGAAGACTTTGATGATGATGAAGAAATGGGTGGAGAAGAAATGGAAGAAGAGGAAGAAGGAAAACTTGAATCCTTCAACTACTTTGTAAAAAGAAGAAAGAAGTAATATGATAAAAATGATAAAACGTTTCGAACAATTCAGTCAACAAGGACCTGAATTACACTATTACGCTTTAGACTGGGATGACAATATTCTACACATGCCCACTAAAATCCTTATGGATAAAAAAGTGGGTGACCAATGGCAACCAACTGAAGTGTCAACTGCTAAATTTGCAGAAGTTCGAAATGATAATGAAAATTACAGACTTAGAAATAATAATCCAATAGAGGCTTTTTCCGAATTCAGAGATACTGGATTAAGAGGTTCAGATGCTTTCATAGAAGATGTTAAAAAAGCTATCACACAAAAAGCATTTGCTCCCTCATGGGAAGCTTTTATCAAATGTTTATCAGAAGGTTACTTATTTGCTATAATAACAGCAAGAGGCCATCAACCAGAATCTATAAGAAAAGGTGTTGAATATGTTATAGACAATGTATTGACTAAAATGCCTTCTTTGAATCCAGGATTTTCAATGGCTGATGAAATGTTTCAACAATTGAAGAAATATAAATATATTTTTGATATAGGAGAACCAATAAATGAAATGCAATTGGAAGGAGTTCCATCACAAAACACTCTAGTTAGTAAATATTTAGATTCTTGTAGTTTCTATGGAGTTAGTTCTCCGAGTTTTGCTAAAGAATTTGGTGAAGCAAGTGCTTCAAACCCTGAAGTAGCTAAAGAAATAGCACTTAACTTTTTCATAGAAAGATGTAGTGAATTAGGAAAAAATATAGGAGCCAAATCAGTATCTGTTGGATTCTCAGATGACGATCCAAAAAATGTTGAACACGTTAAAAAGTTCTTTAAAGAAAAATTACCATCTATAAGTAGTGAAGTTAAGTTGAGTCTTTATAAAACTACAGATCCAACAATAAAAGGTGGTGAGGTAACCAAGTTTACAGAAACATCACACCAGACACCTGGATTAGAGTCCTCAGTCCTTCCATTTACTAAATGGAATAATATGACACAAAGACTATATCCCAACTCTAATGATGCTCCAAAAGATGATTATCATAACCAAATGAAAAATAACGTAAACCAAGCTGGTGACCTTTATAAGAAATTCGCTTTTAAAAGAAAAAAGAATAAATCAAAGAAATAAAAAAAGACACCAATTAGGTGTCTTTTTTTATTTAAGTATATCCTCAATCTTTATATCCCTTTCCCTTGACTTATCAATTAGATAATAAACAGAGTTTTTAGTTTCAAAGGTAAATTCATCAATAATTTTTGTTACTGAAGTTGTTTGGAATGGTACAATACCACTTCTTTTCCAGAAGGCTTTCTGTGTGGAAATTTCAGTACTAAAAAAATAAAATGAATTACCAATTTCTGGTTTTTCGTAATAATGACCAATGAAAGTTTCACCAACTTCTATAGCTGGACTATCTTTCAAAGATTTCTTTCTCATTAATTTAGCTTCAATTACTGGATTGTCTTGTAATATTACCATTTTCGTATTCTGTTAAAAATTTCTCTACATAATTTTTATTTGCCATTTTCTTTATATCATAGTAGTTATTCGTTGCAAACTT